CATTTGGCCGTCACTGGAGTAGAAACAGGCTGCAATGACCGCACAATCTCCCTGAGCTCACGGAGCTCTGCAAGGATCTCATCCATTCTTCTTGAAAAGAAGGTGTGGAGATGTCTACTTAGGGATTAAAGACGAAAAAGTTCTAATGGAAAAGTATTCATGGGGAAACTTCTCGAAACACTTTAGTCATCTATCAGGTGTCATAGGTATTTACGACTTTACACTACCAGAAATAGAAAGTACAGATCCAATTGAAAAATCGTTCAGATCATACACCGATATTTTCGATAACGAAGACAAAAACATCTCGTACATGATCAAAATATCCGACACAACCGCAACCTCATCTGAATCTGAACTCATGAAGTTTATATCACCCATCACACAAAATCGAGAAAATGTTGAACGTTGTATGTTACGCATTCAAACAAATCCCTGGAGACATTCTTGTCATTTTGACACTTATGATCAGACAGTCATAATGTTAGATGGTGTTAAGAAGTGGTTGCTCTTCCGTCTCGAATATAGTGACATCGAAGAAGAAAAACAATTCATAAAAAAAGTAAATGGATTACCTTTCAAGAATCTGGAAAAACTCCTAAAGTCTATGAAAGTTGCCTACATCATAAAAACATCTAAACCTGGGGACGAATTTTTTATACCAGTGGGAATGTACCATGCAGTCGAAAATGAAAATAAGGGGATGGGTACGATTTTTGTAAATGTAGTGTACAATGGATTCAGTGAAATACTTGATAGAAGGTTTACACAACTCTGGCCATCTATGGCTCAAAAGTGTGAAAACCTTGTGTTTTATTAAAATGCTCATACTTGCTCACTAACAAATACTTTGTAAATGTCATTGGCTCAATCACATTATCATCAGGATCATTCAACATATAGTCAATGTCCACCCACGTCATGCGAAGTACTACATCAAGTAACTCACATGAAATGTCTGGATGTTTCAGTATCGTGTACTCATAACGATTCTGAACAACTTCTATACACTTGAGAAGAATGTCGTCATACTCCTCAATCAACTCGTCAAACATTTGTATCAAGAGATTTTTGTAAGTCTCTTCTTGCTTCTCACGATACCACTCTTTCTTCAACTTTGTGATTCCTTTGAAACACATAGAAGCCCTACACATTGGACACGAAGATTTACCCTTCATGTACCACGATTTTGTGCACCCCTCACAAAATCCATGTCCACAAGTGAAACGACACCGCGCTTCACTTTCGTAGCACACTGGACACTCCATGGACCCTGCAAGTGAGCTTTTCATTCTCAATACGAAGGAGTTCGTTCTCCGTATTGAGGGTGATATTCTAATATTTTGTTGTTATCTAAGATTACTTAGGTTTACCAACGTTTATAACGAAATTGAGTTGCCATATTCCATCTGGGGCGATCACACTTCACGTTCTGCTTTGTATATCTACACCATTTATTATTCCTGCCACCTCTCAGGTAAAACTTGTTTCCACTACGATGTTTTACAAGGAACTTTTCCCATTTACCAATACCCCCCCTATTGCACCTGATCCTGTTACCTTCATCCGCACACCATTTATTATTCCTGCCACCCTTTATCGCAACCTTACCACCACCAATATCCTTGATATTGAATCTCTCCCAATTACCAATACTCCTCCTATTGCACTTCCACTTACTCCCCTCATCGGCGCAGTATTTGTTACCCCCCCTGCGTAAATAGAATGCCTTTCTACCTGATAACTCATCCTTTCGTCTATACTTCGCCCTCTTCGCCCTCTTCGCCTTAGCCTTTGCAGCCGCCCTTTTCGCCGCATCCGCTGCAGCCCTAGCCTTTTCAGCCGCCCTTGCCGCCGCCGCCGCCGCCGCCTTAGCCTTTGCAGCCGCAGCCGCGTCACCCTTCGCCTTCGCGATAGCAGCATTCGCTTGCGCTATCTGCTGTCGATGCTTAGCACCCGCCAATTCGAGTTGTTTCCGCATACTCTGTGCCTTTGCCGCCTCAGCCACCGCACCCCTCGTAGCCGCCGCCGCCCTTGCGTTCGCCTGGGCAACCTTCGCTGCAGCATCCCTAGCCAGCTTCGCTTTTTCATCCGCCAACTTCTTGTCGATCGCCTTACCAGAAGCCTCAGCCGCCGCTTTCGCAGCGCTAGCTTCGCGCAAACGTGTCAGTGCAGTATTCCTTTCATTGGCCGCCTTCGCCTTTAATTCGTTCGCATTCCTGACAGTCTTAGCGGCCGCCTTGAGATCTGCATTGACCTTAGCTTCAAGTGCCTTGAGTTGCGCTTCTTTACCTTTAGCCTTAGCTTCTAAAGCCGCTTCTTTCCCAGCGAGTTCAGCTCTCAGTTGTGCGGAACGAGTCTTTTCAGCCGCCTCCGCCTGGATTTTTTGCTTCTCAAAGTCACTTTTGGCCGCTGCCATCTTAGCAGCAGTGTCAGCCTGGATTTTTTCGAGATCAGCCTTAGCTTTCGAAGCCGCGCTCTGTGTCTGGAAGTAGAAAGTTCCCGCCATCACAGAGATAACACATAGGAAAAAGATCACAATATATAAAGTTGTGTTTCCACCCTTTTTAGCTGGAGCAGCAGCCATAGGTGGTGGCGCCATCGGATTAAAGTCCATCTTTATATATTGTAAGATTTTTATATCAACAAGCCACAAGTATTACATTTCATCATCAGAGTCTTCACCCATGGGGGCGGGCTCCATTTCCTCGTCACCCTCCATCTCCTCGTCCATCTCACCTGCATCGGCGTCACCCTCGAGTTCGGCCAGGAGATCCGCAAGCTCAGCTTCGGTCTTGTCAGCATCACCACCCTCATAACCCTCAGTCTTCAGACGACCCATCAGCTGGAGAATAATGACAGCGATAAGAGCACCGATCGCAACGTACATAGCAATCTTAGATGTATCGTTCTTCATTGTTTTACTGTTACTAAATATTTTTTTCCTGAATATATATTAAATGACTAGACCTATACAAACCGTCGCCTTGGAATCACTGATTATCGGGATTATGAATGCTGTGCTCATCCTGGGTGTGAGTAAACTCAACCTCAAGATTGATACCCCAGTGCTCCACCTCATCGCCGGTGCTCTCATCCACATCATCTTCGAATACACAGGTGGGAACAAGTGGTGGTGTACCCAAACTTACAAGTTGTAATGCACCCTCAAGTAACTCTGTCGCTCCCTGATGTCATCAATCTCAATCTCCAAGTTCCTCTTCAACTCCATCGCTTCGTTTCTCCTAACATCGATGCGATGGTTTTCGAACATCTTATACTCTTCATAAATCTTCTTCTCAAACTTCTTACTCGTGAGTTCTTTTCGGTCAGCTCTCGACAGATATTCCCAGTTTGTGAGTCGCACAAAGTTTTCGAATGTAGCATCTCCTGAATCAACCTCCTCAAAAATGTCAATGTCAAAGATTGGTGTATGAGAAGTAAAGTGTTTCATCGCAGCTTCTCTAACCTTCTTGGTTATGCGCTGGATTGTCTTCAAAGATGTCAGTGACTTGTTCACAACTTTCATGTCAGCCAAGAGCCTTCGAAGACACTCCTCATTCTGCGCCCATTCATCGTACCATTCGGGGCGCCAGGGTTCATCTTCCTCATCACTCTCCGTGTCACTTTCACTTTCACTGTCATTCACGATTCGATGAACATCCAATGCACCTGGAAGAACCGCCTGGAAAGGTACACGACGATTATCCCTTACCGGTGGATCATCATTCTTGGGTATGTTGTCATGAACCTGTTTGAGGTTGTCACACATTTCCAAGTAGGTGCCCTCAGGGATCATCTTGGAAATGTCGTCCAGACATTGCATGAGATTACGGAGATTATCCATTTTTACATAATTTTTACAACTTCCACGTTTTACTTAGGTTTGATAAAATCCGCCAACAGGTACATAGCTGGGGGTACAGATACAGATCCCACTGTGGTAGCGAATGCGGTACTGGCATCCTCAGGTGTTTTGATTTCACCATTGATAACCTTCGAAATAGAAGTCTCCATCAACTTATCGACTGTCGTGTCGATGGGTTTAATGATAAGGGGGATCGCTGCTAGACCAACAAGCGTCGGTAAAAACTGATGGTCACTACCTGCCATGTGAGCTGCCATGTTTACAATCACCCGGATGATCGAACCCGGCCAGAAGACAGAAGCAAGCATCTGCCAAGTTAAGGTTTCCGTTGAGATCCGGAGGGTGTCGGTGACTTTGTCCTCCTCTTCGGCAGCATCAAACGCCTTCTGCCCCTTGTCGATCGTGTCGAACATGACATAGGATGCAGCGACACAGTAGGACGCGGGAAGACCCCACTCGGGGAGATACGATGTAAAAGCTTCACCAAGCTCATTCGCGTACCCCATGTACCGTAAGGAAGTTTCACGGTAAGGGTCGACATTTTTATATGCTGTAGCGTATATTTTAAAACGCTTTGTGTGTTTTGGTGTCGGTGTTAATATCGGTTTACAGGTAGCTAGAGCTAACATTATCTTTTTAGATCTCCAAATCTTTATACACCATCTAACCTGTCATCAGAATCTTCAAGCCATTCAAGTCTTTTTTCTATAGATGTACGATACCTGAATCTAAAGTCATTCTCAATATCCACATACGACCTACACATTCTTAAAAGTTCTACCTTTGTAACTGGGAGATCTATATCATCTTCATCGAAACCGTGGATATGACGATAATGCATCAAAACCCTCTGTCGTATTTTCTTGGTAATTCGTTTTATGGGTTGTGCATCTGTCATTTCCTTTTGAAGATAGGAAATTTGTCCCTGAATGAAATCACTATCAACATTTAGGGCTTTATCGAAGTAATAGTCATAAAAATATCGATATGTCTCCTCGGTTGAACCAATGGGAGGGATTCGAAAGTCGTCATAATCGAAGAAGTACACTGGGTCTGCCCTCTTATTGTACGCACTCTTCAGATGTTTACATAATTGAAGGTAGTCCCCTTCAGGCAAATCAGTTGAATGCTTGTCAATTATTTGCATTGCTTGAAGCAAATCATCCATCCTTAAAGATATATATCATGAAATGTTTAAATATGTTAAAAAAATTAACGTAGTTGTTAACAAGGATGGCTGGTCGTCTAAATTTAAGTGTAGCTGGTATAGAAGATGCTCATTTAACTGGTCAGCCCGGGATGTCGTATTTTCTGACCAGATTCAAACGTCATGCAAGTTTTGCATTTGAAATCAACGAAAATCAATTCGACGGTGTCAATAATTATGGTAACTTGATCACATCTATAATACCCAGTTTTCATGGAGACCTCATAAAAAATCTTACATTCAAACTCGCTAGAAAACCTCTAGCACCGAATGGTACATCCTGGTCACCCTCATTTATGACACGTCTAGTAGAATTCGCAGAACTTTATATAGGTGGTCAACTGATAGAGAAGATTACAGGTGAATACATTTACTTATATCAGCAGTTACGAAATAACGATTATGATACGAGACAGACCTTGTACTTTTTAACAGGGCACGGTGATTTATTGGATTACTATGAAGATGAATACATTTACTTCCTTGATTTACCCTTCCACTTTTACAGGAACCCTAAACTCTCAATTCCTATTTGTGCACTGTCAAAACAGAATGTAGAAGTCAGGATAAAGTTACGTAATTTTAATGAAGTTATTCTGGACCCCAATTCATACGGAGGTGAAATAAGTAGGTTATCCCTCAACGTAGAATACGTTTATCTTAATCCCGAAGAGAGAGCATATTTGATGTCAACAGAAATCAATCATCCAATCACACAGGTACAATTAACACAATTTAAAATGAAAACAGGTGAGTTAAAGAAAGATGTACTTCTCAACTTCGAACATCCCGTAAAGGAAATGTATTTCGTATCACAATCAAATGTGTCATCAGAGAGTAACTTTACGAATCAGTACAACAAAATCAAACGTTTAGAGTTAAAAGTGAACAATGAAACGTTATTCAGTAAAGAAGGTAAAGAAGTGGGTTATGACCATACATTGGAGAGGTACATAAACTCACCAATAGCTAGTGAGTTTGGCGGCCCAATCGAAATAGATGAACGAAAATTTGGTCCAAGCACATTTGGTCTTCATTCATTTGCGTTACACCCTACTGAGAGTGGGTCATCCGGTTATATCAACATGTCGAGAATAATACATAAGTTATTAAGTCTAGAAATTGAACCTCTCTCAAATATCAACACGAATACACTCATTACACAAATTGTCACAGAAGATTCTTCTACACCGTATACATTAACAACCGAAAATCAAGTTCCATTCACTGACACCGAAACGATAACGACAGAAGCAATTATAACTACACCTGTTACGGTTACAAAGAATGTCACTACCAAGAAAGAGAGAGTAGATACGACGATTATCACCACCCCAATCACACGACGAATTATCGGTTTAGCATCAAATGTCGTTATTGGTACTGCCACGACTTCACCGGGTTCACCAGTCATTCGTACAAAAAATGAACCAGTCATTACCACATTTGTCTCAGAAATTGATGGTTCACCCACTACTACTTCTTCGAGTCAAAGTACTACCATCACAAAACGCGGTAGTGGTGTGTCAACACCAACATTTGCATTCGGAGAGAGAAACGATAACTCGACATCGTCGGTGTCCTTTTCGAATACGTTCATACGTACCGGTACAGTACCATTTACGCCAACTTCTACAGAATCTGTGTTCACGGATGTACCAGACGCACCCTCAACAACTACAACCCCGACAAGAGTTTTAGGTGACCCAAATGAATTATTACCAAGTTCAGTCACTTTACCCGAAGGTGAAAATCCTTTGGGTACAACCAATGGAACTCTTACGAATGTCGAAGATACTGAAAATGTGTCTGAGAGCTCTGGTCTAACAACCAGTGGTTCCGTCAAAACATTTACAATAGGAAATCCAAGTACAGGTGACACGTTTTCCACTGTCATCGGTGTTACGATAACCACATCTGGTGGCGTCACCCTGAGTAGCACTGGTGGTAGTGGATCTTTCCCTCCTGGTTTTTCCTTACCGGGTTTATGGTATAAAGTGTATGCACCCATTATCACAAAAATAGACGACGTATCCAACTATTCATTTGATTTAGAAACAGAAAATCAAAAATATGGTAATATTTGTCACATTAGTAAAGATGGTTCACGTATTATCACGACACATGGAAGTAAGGCGCAAGTACCAATACATATCTATAGATATATTTCAGAAGTTACAGTAGATAATACAATACTGACAAATATTTTTGGTAAAGAATATTTGAAGAGTTACAATAATTCTACGACAAGTGATGACGTAAGGTATCTCGACTTTTCATTTAATCAAAATACAACCAATTTAGATGGTTCGGTGTGTGCCGCTTCTTATTATATGTTGAATGGTACATATATTAATGTTAAAGATCTATCAGGGTTAGGAGTCACAGGGACGGGGGTGGCGGGTTCAAATGTGAACATAGGTTACGATGTACAAGGAATCGTCCCTAAATTGACGGCGTTTCCGAGCTATGACGGTAATGAAAATGTTGGATCGATTAGTCGCTTTGGGACGCTTAGTGTGGATAACGATAGTGTATTATCATCATCACTTGATACTAGAGCTCCTTCGTATCCGTCTTCGTATAACAGTCCTGATGATTTCTATAATGGTTGGTCATGGTCTGCTTTTGTACTTGAAGACTATAGAAGGGCGAATGGAAGTGATTTTTCTATAAGTGGCCTTGGGCGAAGAAGCAATTTGCGATTAGCTGATCCCACTTTCTTCCATGGATGGAAATGGTACAGTAGACATGATGATAAATTATGGCAGTACGATGGAGCTGGTACATGGACAGAGCTGTCAATTCCCAATAATTACGATGAGACAACCGGACTTTACACACCAACTCCATTCAATCCAATTTCTGGACCAAACGAAACTCATATCAATGTGATGAGATATACGGAATCGTTTGAAGCTGATTCGATAGGTAACGGATATTGGAGTACTATTGAACAACTATATCAACCACCAAACACCCCCAATATGCACTTCGGTCACAGTATGAGTATGGATTCTTTGGGAAATAGGTTGGCTGTAAGTGGGGTCGTGTTCCCTGAAATACAGACAACAAATGCCAACATCGTAGTCATTTACGATTACATAAATAGTTCGTGGACTTCGACTACAATCCAGTTACGCACTCAGTCGGGTAAGTATGGTGTACAGGTCGCATTGACAGGTGATGGTAACACGTTATGTGTGAGTATGCATGGTAATGATACTGGGACGATAAACTGTGATGGTAGATTATTCTTGTACACATATGCCAATAATGTGTGGTCCTTATCCGAAGAATTAGACCTACCAGCACCCGATCCACCGACCCCTTCTGGAAGTATGTTTGGTAGATCAATAGCAATAAGTGATGACGCAGAAAAAATTATCGTAGGCGCACCAAATTGGGATGGTGGTCGTGCATTTTTATACTGTTTAACTGATGGCCAAATACACGAAATTGAACCAAATGGGGCCACTTCTAATTTTGGACATAGGGTAGATATAAGTTCCGACGGTGAAAAGATTATAATAGGGTCGAGATCTGGTCCTGTCGAAATATGGTCACATGAAGATTGTACAACCGAACCAACTTTCGAAAGTTCTGAAAATCTCAACGGGAATAATAAAGTTACAGACGTCTCTATAAATCAAGACGGTTCCAAGTTTGTCTACAGTTCACAAGATAGTGAAAGAATTTACGTACAGGATGTCCGAGTAGCTAGTACAGAAATTTCTTCTTCAAATGGAGACTTTTTTACAGAGGAAACTGTTGAAGTTACTACCTCCTCTAATGGTAATACGAGAACTGAGACAAGAATAGTTAAGACATTACCACCTTATAATGTACCCATTGAGGAAGTTTCAATCGACGAAATTGAGACAGTAGAGACCATCACACCCTTTGATAGTGTCCAGGAAGTTCAGGAGCAAAAAGAGCGTGTTGAAACCGTTGTAACGACACGTGACATCATCACAACTGGGGTCGAAAATTCTACGACCACCGAAGTGGGTATTCGTAATGTGACTGACATTACAGCGACGAAATCCTTGACGACAACACCTATAATTGTCGACCAAGAACATGATACTCGGGTATATGCCGTGAATCACAATATCCTCTCTGTCCGCGATGGTTTAGCTGGTTTAAGATTTTAAGTATGTATAATAGTAATGGCAGGTAGCGTCCAACTTCAGTCGAATGGGTCAACCTCTAAAGTCAACCCCGAATTTTCGTATTTCAGTGGAGTGTTTAAAAAGTCTACACAATTTTCTATGTTTTCTCGAAAATTAGATGCTGAAACGAAACCAGACTTCGGTAAAACTGTTAGATTTACAATCCCTCAAAATTGTGGTACATTTTTAACGAAACTTTCGCTAAATATAAAACTCCCGGGAATAACTACACCTGATGTATGTTACATAGAGTCGGTAGGTCACGGCATCATAGAACATGCTAGACTTTATATAGGTGACCAATTGATACAACACATACCGTCAGATTACCTTCAAATCTATTCAGAGCATAATGTATCACTCACACATCAATATACCCTCGAAGAACGTGTAGGTAAGTACCCCATTAGAGTAGCGACTATACCAGTGTCAGATAGTCGTATAATCGCACATAATAATCTGGGTAAAGATGATACGGATGTAGAGATGATTGTCGAACTTCCATTCTATTTTTACAAACACCCAAGTTTAGCTCTACCCATATTCTCGATAGACAAACAGGTGTTTGAAGTTGAGGTGAAGCTACGAGATTATAAACACCTTCTCACTGATGTGAATGGAACCTACCCAGTAAATAATGTAAACTTGAAACCATTATTAGACATGAATCTTTCAACTGAATTGGTACTCACCGAACCTATACCAAATAAAAATCTAAAATATGTGATAACACAAATTCAAGAAAATGGGTTAGATTTTGATACAAATGAAGATCATAAAAAGTTCAGATTGGATTTTACACACCCGATCAAAGAACTACTCTTTGTTATACAAAGAGAAGGAGTTTCACCATTTGACTACGATAATTCGTTAAAATTTGTGGATGACGTGTACATAGTTTACGAGAACCTCAAAAGACTGAAATTGCAACTTGATGACCAGGTCATAATCTCAAATAAAATAGGTTCTGTACAATTTCTCAAGGCTGTACAAGCTCGTATCCATCATTCTAGAACACAACTTATTAGGCGTTTCTATTCATATAGTTTCGCTTTAAAACCCGAAGAATGGTTTCCAACTGGGCAGATAAACTTTGGTCATATAAAAAATCAAAATTTAGATGTTGAGTTACATAGATGTGACCCACCTACACCAAGAAAATTAAAGGTGTATGCATTAAGTTACAATGTGCTAAATGTGTGTAATGGTGTAGCTAAATTGTTATATTAAAAAAAGTAGTCATATACAAGTATGGACCAGGCTGCTAAAATCTTGAATAAAGCCATCGGAAAGCAAGATGCGTACTTACTTTCCGATAGCGTCCAAGATTCCCCCTTTATACCGTCAAGTGAGATGCATTCCGAATTTATCAAATATCATCGAAGTCAGAACATTGTAAAACCCCCTAACGCGGTGGGGTGGCCATTTGGTAAGAAGGTCAATGTTGAATTTAAACCCAGAAATATGGGTGATTTATTAAGCAACATGTGGTTGAGTATAACTTTACCTAAACTGGAGACAGATTATAGAAATGATGTCACGGTTACAACTGTGACAGAAAAAGACGTATATGAAGTAACGACTGACATTGTTACAGATATTACTAGGACTGAAACTGTTTTAACTTCGAACGTTGTTCCACCATTCGGAACTTACCCTGGGGTTGTGTATTCTAAAATCATCAATGATACCGGTACAATTTCAGTAGCACGAGATCCAGTTATTGTATCAGACACTTATATTAGAACGGAAACTACGAGTTCAGTAGAAAACTTCTCCACATTTAACCAAAGTCAGACATATGAAAACTCTACAGGAACTACATCTACAAGTGACACAGAAACAACTACGACAACTGTAACTAACCCATTTCAGACAACTACAACTGAAGCGACAACTTCTGAAGCGATAGAATCGAATAGTACCCTACCATCAAGTATTACAATAGAAACATTAAATCAACCACCTTCGGGAATATTTTTTGATGATGCATTAGATTTAGAACCATATTCATCTATAAACAATGTATTTGGACAGAATATGGTAGTTTCACCAACGGGTTATAGATATTTTATACCAAACTACACCGATCGTGTATGTAATGTATACGGTGTAAATGATACTCAAACAGGGGTAGCGAAAGAGGTCGTTTTAAAAATATACAAGGAAAATGGTCTTTCCAATGGTGAAAAATTTAGATTGGCAACCAATGGTTTTGGAGATGTACTTTTGGTGTCTAGAAGATACAAAATTGGAGTTAATTATATCCAAGTTGGAACTAACTGGGAACCGAGAATAGTCTCCCCACCGAAAACCAATGAAATATTAGTAAACAGTTTCGATTTTTTCACACGCGAATGGACAGATGAACCTATATCATTACAACCAGATGCTACAACTGAACCATATTTAGATTTGGGGTATGGTGTCGCGATAAGCTCGGATGGTTTGACTGTGGCATTAGGAACAATATTTTGTGGTGGATATGATTCAAATAATAATTACACACCCTTTATGTCACATAGCACAAATGGAAATAATGTAGTGATTTTCAAATATTCCGGTGGTGTATGGACACAACACTCAACTATACAAATACTAGGTTCAGGTACTAGTACAGGTTTATATTATTTTAAACCAACTTTAAATAAGGATGCGACCAGACTTGCTGTATCATATTATAAGATAGTACCCACGAATACATCAACTTCACCTACACAGTTTACATATAATTCACCAACCGTTACCGATACGTATTTAAAAGTATACGATTATGATAGTGGTACAGATTCTTGGGTTGAAGATACGACTATAAACTCTGTAATACCCACATCCACGAGAAGAAGTAATGGAGACTTTTTCGGTATGTTTATTTCTATGGATTCAACCGGTAATAGTATAGCAGTTGGGGCTCCTTATTATAGTTTTAGTACCACAAATTCCTTACATCCCTATAATACATTGGTGTATACAAATTATGGATGGATACATTATTTTAGAAAAGGTACTATAAATACAAATACCCACTTATTTGAAAGTGGTTCATGGACTTATGAACCGCTCGTTAACTTATATTATGATTATGATAATGGTGCTTTTTTTGATGGTGCAAATAGTTCCAAATATCTAGGAGCGAATATCGTAATATGTGGACGGGGTCTATATAGTTTATCTTCATCTAATAACGACAGCACTATGCTCATTGATTTTAACATCGATGAAGCTGAATGGGAACTTGCCGTAGTTAATCCAACATACTTATCAGATACAACCAGTGTCATATATAGCTATAAAGATCAGAGTTCCGCGACTGATATATTTGTGGGTGATAATAGTATCGTATATGTATCTAAATATATATTTAATCCTGTAAGTCAGACTTACCAATCTAGAAAATTCGAAATTGACAATACCATCTCATTTGGTGATACCATATCCACAAGAGAAGAAACTTTCGATATTGTCGGCAACCAAACTTCAACGGAATCAATAGTTAATGAACGTTATGAAACTACTGTGAATATAACTCATGAAATTAATAATGTAGCCTTAACAACAAATTATGCGGATCAGATTGGAAGGCATATATTTAAAAGTATTACGATGTATGTAGACGAAATAGAAGTGGAAAAGATATATGACGACTGGACCATAATTCACGATGAACAGTATCTAGAGTTTTCTGAAAAGATTACAAATGCGTATTTAGTAAACAGAAATTTGGGTTTTGATAATGCAACTCTATCACAATTTAGTGAATTAGCTAATTACGAGACGGAATTAATGATACCAATACCATTCTTTTTTTCTAGGAAATACATGGGAGATGAATATAAACTCAATGAACCCAAGAAACCATTTTTTCCATTAGCTTCTATTTACAAACAGAACATAACATTCGAAATTGAGTTTCATAAACAATCATTTTTCACGGATACATTACAGACTATTAAATTAGATAGTTTTGATATAATCACCGAAGAGATTACAGTGTCTGATTCTGAAAGATTATTTATGATGAAAGAATCAAATGAAATTGTTACAGAATTCGTTAAAAGACATCCATCAACAACAAGCACAATCGGTGATATATTTGTGACAAACAACTTATCTCCAATCATACCTGTAAAAACATTTCACTGGTTTTTTAGAAGGGAAGAGTTTGAAAATGATGAGGTATCTCGACAACCATCGGTGACAAACCAAGAAGAATATTACTATCAAAATCGCTTCAATTTTTCGACATCCCCAACATATTCAGTAACAACTTCATTCTTTGGTCCCGTCATGAAAAAAGGATTCCTATATCTACTTGGTATTAGAGTTCCGAATATAACAGACGCAACATCTAATTATTATAAATACAAAATTCCATCGGATGTTAGATTGTCTATACCAAGTCGTAATATTTACACGTATAGTTTTGCCATACGTCCAATGAATACACAACCATCGGGTGTTTTGGATTTCGCTACGATACAGGGTGATAAAACTCGCATAGAAATGGAAATTGTCGACGCCTCGAATACATATTCGATGCATATGTATTACACAGGATATCAAACCATGCGATTTCAAGACGGATTTATGTCTTTTGTATAATTATGTACGACAAGTCTGAATGTCAAACTGGTGTAGTACATATAGGTTATGGTGCATTTCACAGGGCGCATCAGGCTATGTACATAGATGAATATATGGAAAAGACTGGTGATCTGCGGTGGGGTATCGTTGCTGTCAACCTCAGGAATGAAGGGTTCCGTGAGATTGATAACTATGTCGTGAAGACACCCTCAGAGTACAAGGTTGTCAGGTCACATCTCGACTACATTGATTGGACGAAGAACAGAACTATCGCTAAGCACATGCTCACTCTACCCAGTGTTCACCTCATCACAGTCACTGTCACAGAGAGTGGGTACGCACCTGGTTCGCCCCTCTTTGAGTACCTGGCATGTGGTCTCAGGAACCGTAAGACACCTGTGACCATCTTGTGTTGTGACAATATTCGCCAGAATGGTATAGCCCTCGAAACTCAGTTTCTCGCGTACCTCTATCATACAAATCAACACGAACTCGCCACTTGGATTCGTGAAAATGTCAAGTTTCCCTCGTGTATGGTCGATCGAATCACACCAAGGACGACAGATACTCTTCGTATAGATATTGAAAAAAGATTTCCCGGTTATGGTTACAATGCCATCCAGACAGAGGAGTACAGGCAATGGATCATCGAAGATAAGTTTGCCTCCGACTTTCCAGACTTGACACAAGTTGGGGTTGTTATCACGAAAGATATAGAACCCTACGAAGAAACTAAGATTCGTATCCTCAATGGTGGACACACATCCCTTGCCTACCTTGGAGCTCTCTCAGGGTATAGAACATTTGATGAAGTCATGAATGACCCAATACATCGTCATCATTTTAAACAGCTCCAATATGAAGAGATTGTACCATCTGTCGAAGGTGAACTTCCCTTTGATATTTATGAGTACGTCGACAAAGTCGAGGAGCGCTTCTCAAACGCAACCAATGTCGACGAACTTGATAGAATTTGTATGGATGGCTTCACAAAGTTTCACACTTTTGTGGTACCGTCTCTTCGGAAGTGTCTCGAACAGGGAAAGAAACCCATAAATATCTATAAGGGTATTGCGGCGTGGTACATATATTCGAGGCGATTCGCGAGAGGATGTAAAAAAATACAGTACAATGAACCCAATTGGACACTCCTTGAACCCCTATTGAGAGATGGAGCCGTTGATGCATTTGTTTCTAATGAAAGATTGTGGGGTGACATCCCAAAACAGTTTATTTCATTTACACGAGACCTAAAAACTATCCTACTCTCTCAAACGTATGAACATGAGATAGACTTACTTGGTAATGATTAACAAAAGTGTGCACGCAATTTATCAACATGTTCAATCATAGTCTCCTCCTCATGTTCATCTTCATCATCTTCACATGCCTGACAAGGTGCGTCAAACATGTGACAGGTGTGTTCACCATTTTCAACCATCTCACGAACATCGGGGTCATGCATGATATCGTCGTCGTCATCGTCAAGTGGGTCCAGTACAACCTCTTTGTGTGTTACCTTTTTGGCTTCGAGCTCTTTGATACGCTCTCGAAGTCTTCTGATCTCATTGTCAAAATCCTCTTCAGTCCAGTCATCAAACTCATTCGACATCTCAACGAAAATACCAGTGGGGAGTGGGTGTTCCATGTTTTCTTGAAAAATATAAATTCTAGGCTTCACTTAGGTATGGAACACGTGCGAAAGATCATGGAAATCATGGATGATGAGATGTTCCCAACAAAGAGGGAGTGGGTGTACGTAAAAATATGCAACGAACTCAAACAGATACATTTACAATTACAAGAGCTTATGAGACTAAAAGTAATACATGCACCGGGTAGACTAGATCCATCTGCACAAGTGGATACACGATCTTCGGCTAGAATAGATCCATCAGCACCACCTTATATAAACGTCACGTCTCAGGAGGAGAGTTGACTTCTCGGTCGGTCCATTCCTCATGTAATTCCTGTAGAAACTGATTCAATCCCGGATACATAACCTCTTCATCGAGTTCTCTCCACCGTTGATAAAGTTGTTCTCGATCTCGTTGGGCAGCGGTTTCGGGATCAGATGGTAATGTGTCATCGATCGTAGGTGTGTACATGAGTGGCTGATTTTGGTTAATAAGAAATGAAGGTGGTTTCACTTGTTCTCGCAATGTGTGAATAGTGTCACACAACTCAAGGTAATCTCCCTCCGGGATCCTGTCAGAGTTCTTGTCAATAAGCTCCATTATTTTATGGAAGAGATCCATTGTTTCATGATCATCCCATCATCATCGCCACATTACTTAGGTTTCGGAAAGACTGAGAACTTCTTTTTATATTTTTTTCAATTTCTTCAAACTCTCGAAACAAACCCCGAATATCATCACCACGATATTTAGCCTGTCTCACTTTTACAACAAAATGAGCCATTTTATCAAAAACCTGTAGATCATCAGTTCTTTCTACGAAGGATAGTAACCTTTTACACTTCGTAAGGAGAATTTCTAAATCTCGTTGTCTTTCTTGTTGATAGTTTCTCTCCATTTCCATCTCAATGTATCGCTTCTCACCACATTCATTCACAGCCTCTATTAACCTAGAAGTAACTCCCTGTTCAGGTTTCGGGGCAAAGAAGCCGAAGATAGTCTGGAATAGGTTGGACATTTCCTAGGGGTAGGTGGAGGTTCAATTGGCTGTGTACAGTGAAGTACTTCTTCCCAAATGAGACGTTGAACGTCGGCACACAAAGGTTCCGTCGCTTGCAGAAACGCGATACGGTATTCGTCCGTAACAAGTGGGAAGTGATATTCTTTCATTCTTGCTTTTCTTCGGTGTCAATGTCTTCACTTAGGTTTCTTTCGAGCCTTAACTGTTCAAGCTGAACATCTAGGATGACACGGGTCGGAGCATCCCATAGAGCCATCTTCATCCACTTATATGTTGATTCCATGTAGTAAGGACCCATACCAATCGCGGTGTTAAATATGGCTGTGAGAAGCATCTTTACATATCTATGGCTTCTTCTTTTTATATGAGTTCATCAGCTTGCAGAAGTCGTAAACAGCGTATATAAAAAAACTTCCCGTAAGGACAATCGTGTTCCTCGCGATTGTGGGTACCATATTATAATATTTGTAAACATTAGAAATGTCTTTAGATGACATACCTAAAAAGGTTCAATATATCATCGTTGACTCTAGGTTCGTGAATGGTACAAACAATTCATTCTCTCTTGACCTCACTCTAAAGTCGAATACACATGTCGAGGATATGGGTCGAGTCCTGGGTGTAAAGATGGCTGACTTTTATATCACACAAGTAGGTGGAGCCAGTCCAGATGCTAACGCCAGTAACATAGCCAAGTATGTTGACATTGTATGCCCTGACATCCCGAAGGTTGCCCAGATTCTTGATGAACGCCATGGACAGGTGTTTGCGAGAGTACCTCTCGAGAGGCACTTCGCGAAAGATTCTACGACAGTTCTTCGTGATAAACAGTGGAAAAGTTTCAATCGTCACCAAAACTATTTCAATCCCATCTCTGTAAAAAAGTTGGATTTCAAAATTTATGAACAACAGGATGATGGTGACTATGTGTCTCTTCATCCAGACTCACAGTGGTATATGGTACTCGAAATTACCACCCAAAATGTAAAAGAAAAACCTAAAGATCGTGAACTTCAAATTCTCATGGCACTCGAGAAACTTCTAAAAAAGATTGACACCCTCAACCATAACGTTCAAAAGTTGCCAGATAAACCTCCAGAGGAAAACCCTAAAAAATTCTCATTTGGTCTTTTGGTCGCCATTTTGGCTTCCCTTCTAGGTGGCTTCATATGGTGGGTGAATAAAAGTTCTGCGTAAAAAGTATGGGAGGTAGGAAAAAACAACGCATCTCATCCTCATGTGATACCGATATTTTCGAAGAAGAAATGGAACTTGAGGAGGTGCTTCCAACTGTAGTTCCAAAGAGTGACAATCAGAGAAATTACAATCGAGTCCTCTACAGTATCAATAAAGCCATGATATTCGCAGTGGGACCAGCGGGGACGGGGAAAACGATGTTAGCATGTTGCGCCGCCATACAAGGGTACAATGACCGAACATACAAGCGGATTGTATTGACTCGCCCAGTCGTCTCCGTGGAGGAAGACATCGGATTTCTACCAGGTACCATGGAAGAGAAGATGGATCCATGGACGAGACCCATCATGGACATCTTTGCCGAATATTACACACAGAATGACATCCAATACATGATCAAAGAGAAAATCATAGAAATTTGCCCCCTCGCATACATGCGTGGAAGAACCTTCAAGGATGCATTCATCATCGCAGATGAAATGCAAAACTCCACCCCCAATCAGATGAAGATGCTTTTGACGAGAGTTGGTCAGGGTACGAAAATGGTCGTCACGGGTGACCTCAAACAACATGACAGAAAGTACGAAGAAAATGGTCTCAAGGATATATGCGAACGTATCTCGGGTAAAAACCATAAACGTATCGAATATATCCAG